CGACCGAACTCATCAATATACTGCTCTAGCACAGTCAGCGCATCCCCTGCATCGTTGATGTTGGGGATGCTGTACTGCTTAATGAAATATGTTTGGTCGATTAGGTACATTTAGATTACTTTACGTACTCAGCAATTCCTTCTTTTACAAGATAGTCGGCTTTGACTTTGTGCGGTGAGTACTCTTTCCCAGCTTTCTGGTACAAGGTATCTTTCAACAAACGAATCTTAACGCGATCCGTGTATCTGATAACCGTACCTTTTGCTCCGTTTTCAAGTAGCATCGCCTTAGCGTCTACGTTGATGCCGTCCTCGTTGCGGTCTGTGCTCGGTGCTGCTGTTGCAGCGGCTTTTTTATCTGCCATATTGATAGTTGTTTAGTTGATTATGCTGATGCCAAATCGTCCTGAATATCGGAAATGTCCCCGAAAAGGATTGAACCGGCATCTGAGGCCTTGATGTAGGTTCCGAGGAACGCTTCAAGTTTTTTAGACACAAGGTTTTTAGAGAAGTCATCATTCTCGTAACCTTCATCGTACATCACCTGCTCTGCCCAAACCACGTTGAAGCGTTTCAACTCGCCAAGCAAGATTGCGTCGTCTCCGATTTTGTTCGAGAATTTAACCTCAACCGAACCTACACGCGTACCGTCTGCCGAAACGAACGGAGCGATAATGTAGCGGTTTTCCAAATCTTTGATACCAGCCATTTTCGCCATCCATACGGTGTTGAGTACAGCGGTCAATTGACCTTTGAAGTTGCTCAAACGAACGCGGGTAGCCATCGCCATAATAACATCATAAATGTTAGGCGCTTGGTAGTAACCGGCGAGTGCGGTTGGCACTACGAATGCAGCAGCTTCTTCTTCTAAACCCGATAGATTGTTTCCGGTTCCGTCGCCCTCAAGCAATTGGTCATCAATTTTTTGGTCAACCAATTCGCGAACGTGCTCGGCGAAATCCTGAACGATTGCAGGTGCGTGCATCATAAGGCGTTTGGTAAACTTCCAACGTACCGCAACTTCTTTAATGTCTCTTTTCGAGGTCTGCCAGTCAGCATCGGCCAACGGTTTCAAAGCGCCCTCTGCGATAAACGCAGCGTCTCCGTCCTCATTGATACGGTCTGAAAACCAAATCGACTCGGTGCCAGGTTGCGTTTTAACAGTAACCAATGGCAAAATGATGTTTTCCGGTTTCGGAACGTGACCAATCTCGGTGTCGATGTAATTCCCGAACAATGGCGAGAATCCACCGGCCACGTTTGGCAATACGTTTGCGGTTGTCATAAGCGCGGCGGCTTTCATTGCTAACGACGCACCGTATTGTTTGTTTTCGGTGTTCTCGTTGTATTTTGCAACGTTTTTCTCAACGAACTCAACGAACGTCCCTTTAGCAATTGCGGCTTTACCGTCGTTGCTTTCTTTTAGCTCGTCGATTCTGTCGTTGGCTTCTTTCAAAGCAAGGTTCGCTTTATCGATGTCGCCTTTGAATTCCTCTTTCAACTTGGTTGCCAGTTCGTCTAGTTTTTTCTGCGTTTCGGCAGCTTCGTGCGCTTCTTTATCGGCGAAATACTTTTCAGCTACTTCGGGATCCATCGCATCGATTTCTTTTTGTGTTTTCTTTACAAACATCTTTTTTGTTTTTAAGATTAATTTCTTCTTCTTTTAACTACTTGTTGAGTGGATTGCTCCGGCTCTATTTTAGGAGTGTCTTTAGACGGCTCTTGTAATACTAATCCTGTGGCATGGTTGCTTCCCGCAACTACCAAACTGCTTTCTCTTACGTTTTGCGCCTCTTTAATAATAAAGAAGTATGGGATATATTCAAAGTCCGCTCTATTTGCAATTTTCTCAATATAAGAGTCGTAGTTTGCTTTTTCGGTAGAGTCCTCTGGATTGTTACTATCCATTGCCAAAAGAATAGTAACGTATCTCATTCTAACACTGCCCTCAATGCTGTCTCCGCTATCAAGCCATTCCCTTACCTCTTCAATCTTGATTTGGCTTTTCGCTACCTTATAAACCAAAATTTCGGTGTCGCCATCATAAGGCTGTCCAATTAACGAAAAAGGAACTTTAGCCGTAAAAATCTCGATGTGCTCTTTTCTGGCAACAACAGATAAAAGCTCTAGCTCATGGTCACAAACAAGATAGTTTCTTCCCTGCACTTCTTTTACTGACTTTCTCCAAATTCCGTCGTCATGCACGTCTTCGTGAGAATCTAGTATTCTGGTTGAATTAACGGCGATGTAATAAAAATTATCGTCAATTTTTATCTCTTTTAATTGGTCGGTAAACTTCAGTAAGTCAAGCGGCCTACAAACTACCGATGTTCCCTTTTCGCATGATTTTTGAATTACCGACTTCTTAGCATCAATAATTAAATCCTTGTTCTCTCTAAGGTGTTTAAAAAGAGATTCCTTATCGCTAAAGAATGTTTCTTTTCCGTCCGAACTGGTAGTTTTAAATACGCTCATTTTTTTATCTCTTTGTTTCCTTGCAATGCCTTAATTTTCTCCTCAATTGCTTTTTTCAACTCTGGATTAGTTTCCTTCGCTGCTTTTTCCTGTAACTTCTTTAACCGTTCCTTCATAATCTACTCCTGCTAAAGTTAGTGCGTCATTTACTTCAATGCCTGCGTCCAAAAATATTTTGAAACTTTCGGCTTTTGTTTTTATTACTTCTGCCCTGTCCTTTTCCACGTACTGCATAAACGGCAAATGCTTATACTCCATTCTTAAGTCTACATTTAAGAAACTGCCCAGCCACTCCATCAAATCATCCATTTTTGGCTGTATCGAGTAGCTTATATGCTTACCGGTTGATTTCTCCTGGTTCTCGTAAGTGATGCCTTTAAGGTTCGCCTCAAGTACATCGCGCGGGATTCCATACATTGAACCGATAATGAAATAATCGGCTATATAAGAATCGTCTAAGCGCAGCTTTGCAATATCATCAACAAAGCGTTTGATGTCAATCATCGACTTTGTGACCTTTACCGGCTCTTGGTCTCCGAGCTTTTCGCGAATAGATTTCTTTTCATCTTCACCCATCGGCAATTGCGTGGTGTCGTTCGGGTCTTGCGTTCCGGTAACGAAATACTTTTTACTGAAATCTAGGTTAACATTCTTAGCGTCCAATCCCATATCCGAATTAGATATGACCTTGTAAAGAGCATCGATTGCCGAACTGCCTTTATACCAGTTTTCGCTGACTGAGTTTGATAAATCAAAGAACGGTTGTATTTCTTTTAACGGGATTTGCTTTTGCGTCCCATCTTTAAACCTGTATCGAATATACTCCTTGCCTATGTCGTTTACTGCTTTGTCGGATAAGTCCAGTCTATCCAGTTTATTCTCTAACGATCCGTCGAATTCAATCTTTGCAGGATTAAGCCAATAGAACGATGTATTGCTGAATGATAGATTTGTGTTGTTTGACCGCCACAAATAAGCCGTTCCAAGCATATTGTAAAACTCATAATCCCAAAAGAACTGTTTCCATGTTTGATGTTTATTAGGCTTCGCTTGCATTTGCTTAAGCGTAGCGTAACTTTCAAAAACATCATTCTTGTATTCTGCAACCCTACCAAGTGATGCTAAATCACAATTCAACTTAAATACTTTCAGTACCGCGGGATTTCTGAGAATCAATATTAGCTTATCCCTATCCGTTGTCGGTGATGTAAAAGAACCTGAAGACGAAAACATTTTATAAAATATGTTTCCTGTCCTGTCACGTGTGACTGATAACGGGTTAACCGTTCCCGCGCCCCATGTCATTGGATTGTACCACACCATCTTAACTCACCAATAAAAAAGCCCTACCGCAGTTATGCGATAAGGCTTGGTTAGTATTTTGTCGATGCATCATGTTTGTTGGCTACTTACACTTCCATCGTGTAGGTTTAGCGCAAATATAGAAATTTTATTTAGAATGTTATGTTATTGCCGAATATTTTTATCTTTACCCTAAAATCATTAACATTTAAAAAACAACAAAATGAAAAAACTTTTATTTGCCCTATTGCTATTCGCTGGGGTTGCTACGGCACAAACAAGCAAGGTTATTGACCTGAAATCAACAACGACCACAAAGGTACTCGACACGGTGACCAACGCTGGTACTCGAATTCAACGCGGGGTTGCCAATACTGGAGGCACAAACATGAACGTAACGGTTCAGGTCAACATTACCAAGATTTCAGGAACCGTTGGAGGGACTGTTACTTGCCAGGGGTCTTTGGATGGTACGAACTTCGTGACTATTGGCAGCGCGGCAACCGCTACCGATGTAGCCAGCCAATCGTTCTCATTCCTTGTGAAGCCTACCGATTACCCATACTACCAAATCAAATACGTTGGGACGGGAACAATGGCTGCGTCTTTCAATACGAAATTGTATTACAGGCCTGTGAATTAAGTGAGTTAGTTTTTTAGGTTGGTAAACCCTTTGTAGAAATGCAAAGGGTTTTTTTATTTGTTCAAATGTTTCTCAGCGTGGCGGCGTCCGTATCTAATCGGGTCAATAACATCGTCATACGCCTTTATCACTTCATCATCAACAACGCCCAATCTATCATTGGCGTAGGCATAGTTCTTAAATTCCAAATCAATCCCGTCTGATTCCTCGGTATAAATAACTTCGGTTGAGTGCAGCAAGGATATTCCAGCCATAACCGATCCTTTTGGCTTATCAATACCATAAGCGTATTCCCAACCGTGTGCGCGCAAAAGCATAATATTATCAGGCACAGCCGAATCACAAACGCAATAGGCGTTCTTTGGTATTCCCAACTTTTTGAAAGTGTGTATAATAATGCCCCCGTTATCTTTAATATCCGATTGCTCTTGGCTGCTTAATTTAGATAATAGCTCAACTTCGGAAAAGTAGTTTCGTTGGTGACAGTACAACCGATTATTGTATTTGTCGAATTTCATTTCAACGATACCGAACTTGTGGTTTTTACCCCAGTCAACCCCAAAGAATGATTGTAGGTTAAGAGAAATGAAGTCAGCGTATTTGTTACGTTTCCAGTCATTGAAAACCCGACCCTCAACAGCTTCAGTCCAACCTCCCATTACAATTTGTTCGTACTTGTCGGGGTCTTCTAATTTCAATCGTTGGTAGTAAGCAAGAATATTATCGGCAATGTATTCTTTTGGAACGTCTAAATACGATGTGTGAATGTACATTACATTCCCCGCCACCGTATTGCTGCCGCCTGGAATATTTCTTGCGGAAAAGAATTCGCGGTAAATCCAATGGTGAACGCTCGCTGGGTTCAATATCAATATTGTCAGGTTTCGCTTATCCTTGCTCCTGATTGATAAGAATACCTTTTCGTAGGTTTCATAATCAGGTGTTTCTTCAGCCTCGTCAATGACAAACATATTAAAACCGAATAGAGACTTAAGATTAGCTGTTTGTTGCTTGCTTCCAGTCTTTAGCCCTTTGAACGCTATTCGATTGCCTAGTCGCTCGATATGGCTTGTGGTAGACGTTACGAAGTCGGTTAACCCTAGCAATTCTATTTTATCATCAACTTCGGGTTTAATCGAATCGACAATAGAAACGTTGGTAAATCTTGTGTAAAGAATATTCCAAAAGTGGTAGACTAATGCGGTTAGCGATAAAACAGCGATAACGAAAGACTTTGCGCTACCACGACCGCCAGTTAGTATGACGGTATCTACTTCGGGATATTCGCCTTTTAGTAGCGCGAATAGTGGTTTATACTTTTTTGAGAATTTCATTATTCATCAGCATCGACGAAAGTGATTTGGGGGGGGAGCGTTCCTTCCAACTTCTTGCCTTTACTTGTCATATCCTGCCTATCAGTCCAATTGTGGTTTGACTTGAGATTAACGATGGCAATGGCAGTATTTATTTTCCCTTTTTTACCGTTACGGAAACAATTTACCTCGCAATTGTTTTTTATCCGTTTTTTGTATTTTTTAAGTTCGGGGAATTTTTTAATAATGTAGTCGAATACGCCTTTATCTTGATCCATATCCTTTGCAACCTCACCGATAAAATCATAGTCATCTGATTTGGACTTTTCAACCGAATCAATCATAAATTGTTCTGCCGTTTCCTTATCCCAAATTTCCGCATTCTTATTATCCTCCGGTGCTCCTGCTGTTGCCATAACCCCAAAATTACAATAATTTTTTTACTGTGCAAGCCCCTCCTCCTGTTTTCTTTCAATAAACACCCCATCACAGCAAATAATCTCAAACGCTGTAACTGTGTACGGCCACTTAGGGGAATGTTCTAGGCGTATACCGGATATGTATGCGGGCTTTCCG